ACCCGGTTCCGCCTGTTAAGGTTGACCCTATTGAGATAACTCCTACTCCTGAACCAAAGCCTGAACCTAAACCTAAACCATTACCAATAGAAGATACACCGCCTAAATTTGATGTGCTTCCTATTGATATTTTGCCACCGCCACCTAAATTTGATGATATGTTAGACCCAATTGGTCCTAGAGGTGGTGATGTTATATCCCCAATTAAAGAAGTGCCACCTACATTTGGTGGTAGTGGTGGAGGTGGTGGCAGTAGTATAATACGTGAATATGATACATTAGATAGACAGAATTTGGTAGATGGTGGAATGGGTAAAGAAAGAATAAATTTTGAATAAAAATATTTATAAAAAAAGTAAATGGCAGCAAGACAACCAGATTTTGATAGTGATTTAGGTGGAAGTGATATCGGTAATCCATACGATGGTACAGGTGTGTACAATCCATTCGTATATGGTAGCGGTGGAGGCGGAACCACAGGAGGAACTTCTACACCCACTTCAACGGTTGGTGATATTGGAGCAGGTGGACCTAAATTTGTCGGCGGACCTGTAGCAATTGATGATGGTACAACCGGAGGTGGAGGTGGTGCGGTAGATGCTGGTGGTGTTGTTTTTATACCACCTGTTAAACCTGACCCAACTTTCATTCCGCCATCATATGAACCATTTCCATATATTGGAATTTACATGGCCGCGCCAGAGCCGGTTCAATTTCTTGAAAATGATAATACATTAGGATTTGGTGAGGTATATAAAGTACAATATCAACCATCCACAAAATTTGGAACAAGTAGAACCTATCGTGCGAATATAGATGGTAGAATATCAAAAAACTACTTCGTAGTTTCTATAAAAAAAGCATATCCAAACGTAGACCTAATTGGTGTAGATGATTTAATAAAAGACCCAATAAAAAGTGATGTTTTATCTCCCGTTAAGAGTGAACTTATAAAAGGGTTTGAAACAAACTTCGGAACAGGTTTAGGAAAAGGACCAATAGAAAGTTTAAAATTTCAGGCATCAGATACGGATTTTAATTTTAATCCAAAACCACCTACAAGGTTAGATGTATTATATAAAGAAGTTATATCTGTACAAGAATATGAGTATAATCCAAATACAGGAGAATATGAGGCACTTGCGGAAAGAACTCAACCATCATCTAATTCGACAGTTAGTTTGAATTTTGCCTTCGTAACAAAAGGTAAAGGTGATATTGATATTGACCCGGAATGTCCTGAACCACCATTGGCACCACCACCTCCTGGTAAAATGTGGAAAAAAGTTTATGTAGATGGACAAAAATGTCCTGAATACATACTTGTTGATGATGGTACAGGACCTGTAGGTGAGACAATAGATTATAATTTATCTTTTGTTTCAAACTATACATCAGAATTGGGTGAGTATATTAGATGTAATTACCAAATTGTAACAACTGAAAATGATATTTTAGATTCTGATTTTGTAAAATTGGTTGATGGTAATTTGGATGCCAAATCAACCGATAAGAATAAATTATTATCAGGTCAAGTTAATATCAATATTACCGAAAATTATGAAACTGTAAGATTAAGATTAAATGACCAAAATTTACCCGAAGAATTTTCGTATGGAAGTTATTATTGGGCAAATAATAGAATTGCAGAATCAAATCCAAATGATTTTTCTAAATGGAATAAAACCAACAAATCATTTAAAGTAACAGGTCAAGAATTTGCTAGTGGTATAACTGTTGCTGTTGTATTTGATAAAACAGAATACGATGTTTTATATGCACCAAAGATTACAAATTATTCAGGTAAAGGACAAGAGAATGTATATGAGGTAAGAGAATCTGATAGGGATAAAACGATAACAATAAACTTTACAACACAAAATGCGGAGTTTGTTGACATATATATTTCCGATAGACCAATAAGAGTTCCAGCTGGAAACGGCAATGTACAACTATCTTTCAGAAATGATTTTGGTAGTTTATATGGTAGAAAAATAGTTTATTTAGTACCTGTAAATAGTATTGGTATAGGTATTACTGAATCTCTTATTATTTCATTTAATCAAATAAATGATTTCCCATCTTTATTGGAAGTAACTGCACCGGAGCAAATAGATGTTCCTGTATTCTCCGATTTAAACGTAGATTTTAGTGTTGATTACGAAACATTTGCAGCAACTTCTGTTGATGTTTATCTATTAGATACAACTACAAACCAACTAATTCCTTTATTTTCTAACTTACCTGCGATTGGTTCTTTTAATGTTAATTTAAGAGAATTAGTTACAAAATATTTACAAAATAAAAAGATAGATTTAGTTTTTGGATTCATACCATACAATAGGGGTGGTGAAAAAGAACTCATAGGTAATAGTTACGAAGTTACAACAACCGTAGTATATCCTGATGTTGTTTTAGATGAATCCCAAATAAGAAATGCAATATTTGAAGTAATATCGGAAAATCTTAAATTTAATGACTTAAGTGAAGACATTTAGTTAATTTTGGAAATAACGAACAACTTATAATTTCGTCTTGGGAAGAGGATGATTGGACATTATCCGAAAAAGTAGAAGATGAGATTGGTAACTTAAAAGTAAAAAATAAAGTTGATTCAATACTTTTAAAACTTTATTCACCATTACCTGCGACCGTTGGTGTAAATTCAACATTGTGGATTACTAAATTGATGAGTAATCCTCTTATTGAAACGGTGGTATTAACGGAGCAAGATGAAATTAAGTGTCCTCCTATAAAGGGCCCTAATTTTAGTATTGAAGTAGATTTTGTAAGTGGCAAATCAACTGCATTTGAATCTCTAGATAATTTAATATTAAGTGCTTCCGCAGTATCATCCGCTAATTTAGTATCAACATATTTGAGTTCATCTTTAATTAATACGGATGAATTGAATATAGAATATTATAGTGGTTCTAATTATTTAACAGGTTCTCTACAATGGAAAAATTTTGTACACTTTAGTTCGGCAAAAGAAAGAGTAGATAATTTTGTATATAAAGTACAATTAATAGAAGCATACGAATCGGCAATATCCGCATCAAATGCAACACAACCACATAGTGGTTCTTTGGGCTCTATACAAGAAGCTGAAAGGCAGGCTTTAAAGAAAAATCAATTAGTAAATAACTTTGATGGTTTTGAAAAGTTTTTATATACATCATCGTCTGTATATACAAATTCAGGAAGTAATTCAATAACATGGCCTTATAGTAGTAGTATTAGATTAGCAAGTACATCCACTACGGTATCTACTTGGTATGAAAATTTAATAGAATTAGCAGAAGAATATGATTCTGAAAATCAGAATTATTTAAAAAATAATATTCCACAATATATTTTAGATAATAACGAAAATGGTAACTTTTTGTTATTCTTTTCTATGATTGGACATCACTTTGATAACATATATTATTTTACTAAAGCTTTAGAAAAAAATAAAGGTTTAGGATATAAATCAAAGGGAGGAATGCCTGATAAACTATTATTTGATACTTTAAAATCGTTTGGATGGGATGCCAAAAACCTTGCAGCTGATGAAAAGCTTTGGAAATATGTTTATGGGCAAGATTCAGATGGTATAACAAAAGAATCAAAATCTCCAAAAGAAAGAACAAATGAAATATGGAGAAGAATAGTAAATAACCTTCCATATCTTTTAAAACATAAAGGTACAAGAAGAGGTGTTTATGCAATTATGGCATGTTATGGAATCCCATCTTCTAATCTTTCTATTTTAGAATTTGGTGGACCGGAGCCAGCAAAAAGATTTGATGATGTGGAAGAAGTAGGAACTACAAAATTATTAATGGATAATACAACTTATGCATTATCTATGAATAACGGTTCTAAAATTGAACTAGAATGGAAAACAACGGATAAAGGTGATAAACCAAAAACAATAGAACTATTTTTAAAACCAGCATATGCAGGTGATTGGACAATAGTTTCGGGTTCTGGAAATTGGAACGTACAAATTAGCGGTTCAGTAGGTAGTGAATATGGTGTAGTTAAATTTAATAATGCAGGAACAACAATAGTTTCATCATCTTTATTACCACTATTTAATGATAGATTTTTTGGATTGAGTATTTCATCCGCATCTTATGGTATAAAATTAGATTTAAAACAAGTAGAGAAAGATAGAAACATATTTGAAACATTTTCAACTGCCGATGTAACAAATAATTTCGGCCCACAAACCGACAGAATTTATTTGGGTTGGAATTATTCAGGTAGTTTAGATGAAGTTAGATTATGGTCTACTGCACTTTCATCTTCTGCATTTCACAAACATGCATTCTTTCCAGAAGCAATAAATGGTAATCATATTTCATCTTCAACCGATGATTTATATTTCCGTTTAGATTTTGAATACCCAAAAAACTTAAACCAAACGGCATCACTTTTGAATGTTGATGCAAATGTTTATTTTAGTGGAAGTTTAACAAGAAATGATTATGAAAATATACCAGCATTATCAGGATCACTTTATTCAGAAAATACATCTCCATTATTATATGCAACCGCGAGTGGATTTTCATCTATTACAACATATCCATATAATTTTGAACCAATAGAAAGAACGGTATCATTAGAAATTCCAAATATTGGTTCTAGTAGATATTCTACCAATAAAATACGTTTTGAATCTCAATCGGATGTATTCGGAAATGATGTTTCTGGTGGTGTAAATTTATCTGTAAAAAGTAGAGCAACTAAAAAAGCATTTGACCAATCTCCAATAGATACCAACAGAATTGGATTATTCTTTTCACCAACAAAAGAAATGAATGTAGATATAGCTAAATCTTTTGGTGGGATAAATTTAGATGATTATATTGGCGACCCATCGGATGAATATCGTTCAACATACAAATCATTGGATAAATTAAGAAATTATTATTTCCAAAGATTTGATAATAGAGATGTATATCAATACATTAATATAATTAAATCTTATGAAAAATCTCTTTTTGAAGATATTAAAAAAATGTTGCCTGCCAGAGTAAGAGCAACTACTGGTCTTTTAATAGAACCACATATTTTAGAAAGAAGTAAAATTGAACAATCAAAACCAACGGGCGAAGAATATCAAAAAGATTCTGTAATTGATACAAGAAACCACATATTAACTATGGCGGAAAGTAATCAATACGAAACTATAATTGATTCAAATTTGAGTGAAAATTTATCAGGTGAGAGTAATCAATATTTTGGAACAATATATACGGCATCAATTGATAAAGCATACGCAGAAAGTTATCAATATGAGACACCAATTGATGTGGATAGTGATTTACAAACATCGGGAGATTATTATCAAAAAGAAGTTACCATTAATGCTGAATTGGGTGATGGAACATTTTTATCTGAAATAGATTTATATGATACTAATACAATAGTTGGACAAACGGAATACGAAAGTGTTGGTTTTGGTATATATGCACAAAGTGGTTCAGCAATAAGAACTTATTTTGATAAAGAAGGTAGAAGGGTTAAAGAAAGAGTTAAAGTTAATTTAATTACAGAAAGAAAAAGAAGAGATATATTAGTACCAAAAATAGTTACACCAAACAGACAGGCGGACCCAAGAGGAGGATATTATACATCGGCATCTTTTTATACAGAAACTCGTTTAAATATACAACCATTCTCTGGCTCATATGTACCGACAGTAGCAGGGGATATTATAGATGTAAAGCCTGTTAGTGGATATTTAAAAACTCACTACAAAAATACATCTGATTTAACAAGAGGTATGGAAAATTCTTATTATAGGGGTTCAAAAAATACGGCAGCAACTACATTAGATGGTACTCCTCCTGTTGAAACATTTACAACAAATCCAAACACATTGAGAGTAAATAAAGCAGGTAGAGATGCAAGTGAACCAATATTGGAAGTAGAATAACGGAATTCTAAAATTATTATATTTATTAACAAACGATATAAAAATACATTATGGGATATTTAAGTAATACCGAATTGACTGTGGATGCTATTCTTACTAAAAAAGGTAGAGAAAAATTAGCAGCAGGACAAGGATTAAACATTACTCAATTTGCATTAGCAGATGATGAGATAGATTATTCATTATATGAGCCAGCACACCCATTGGGTTCTGCTTATTATGATGTGGCAATTAAAAATATGCCAGTTTTAGAAGCAAATCCTGATGAGACACAGGTAATGAAATATAAGTTAGTTACACTTCCAAAAAATACTACAAGAATCCCAGTTGTAGAATTTGGTGTTCCTAACATTTCAGTAAATCAAAGAAGTGGTGAAGTATCACTTTCTCCAACTACATCTCCAGCAGGTAATAGAAATTTGGGATATACATTAGTATTGGCAAATAATAACATACGTTCAATCTTAAATAATATGGCAGTAATTAGAGATAATAGAGGAGCCCTTTTAGCAAGCAACTTATCACAATATTTAGCAGGTGCAGCTAACACCGCAGGTACACCTATTGATACTAACGAATTAGTTAGAATCATGAACAACTTTTTGGGACAAGGTGAACAAATTAGTGGAGATATCACTACAATTACAAATGGTATCTACAAAAAATTTGGTGCAATTGATAAAGTAACTAACAGAACTGAAATCGTAACTTCCGGAATATGGAGTGGTGATACTGGTTCTTTAAGTACCTTTTTTACATCATCTGCACAAACAGCTTCAAGCACTGCAAAATACTATGTTGAAGTTTACAATCAAAACCCATCATCAGATGGTGCAGAAGTTCAATTTTCTATAGCATATGGTGATTCTAACGGATTTGGCGCACCGACTTTAGAACAAGATGATAATTCTACAATGGCAACCAAAGCAGTTTATAATCAATTTAAAAATATTCTTTTAGATAGAGCTGATGAGTTTTTTAGTGTATATAGTGGTTCTACCGCAGGAGCACATGATTTAAAAAACTTCTACGCAATTAATGTAAATAGAGCAAGATATAAAGAAAGACTTGACCCAGGAAACTTCTCATTAAAATTAACAGGTACAACAAGAACCGTTACTCTTATTGATGATAGTGGTGGAACCGATGAAAACGTAACTACAGCTGGTAGGGTTTATAATTTAGTTAGTGGTTCATTAAACATTGGAAGTGCATTAACAGCATCTATAAATTCTTATGTAGCATCAAATAATCAGGGATATGGCTTATTCTATCCTGATATGGGTGTAATTCTTTTAAACCCAAATGCATTATCCGCATCGGTTGGAGTAGAATTAGCACCGGCATCATCATCGGTTGCAGGACAAAACCATAACTTAAATGGTTCTATAAAATTATTAAAAACAATCGAAGCAGGTGCAGATTTCCAAGCTCGTAGAACTGAAAACGTATCAACATCTCATTTCTTCGTAAGAGCAAATAACAGAGAATTTAATTTCTCAAATAATCCAACATTCGTAACAGGTTCTACAGGACAATTTTCAGTATCAACATTTGAAAGAGACCCTAAAGTATACATAACTACTGTTGGTTTATATGATGATGCTAACGAGCTGTTGGCAGTTGCAAAAGTATCAAAGCCGGTCGAAAAGTCATTCGACAAAGAAGTGGCTATTAAAGTTAAATTAGATTTCTAATAGAGAATAACCAACAGATTAGTAAAACCCAGCCCCGTAAGGTTGGGTTTTCTTTTAGGTAGATATTTATATGTGATATGTTAAAAAGAATACCAAAATCAGATATTAGTATAAGACCTTTTAAGGCTTATAAAAGATGGGCGTTCAACGATAGTGATGGAAAATTACAATTGTATGAAGCAAACGCGACATCTAGTGTATCTTCATCAAATTTTCCAAAAAATTCAATATACGGCCAATTAAGAGCACAATTTTACAATGATAATGTAGATAATCCATTTTTAAGGTTTGGTAATAAAAGTACAAACTACGCAACAGGATTAGGTGCAGAGAGATTTATGACCGGTTCTGCAAAAGTAATTTCTATTCCACAAATATATGTTGGCGAAGGAATTAAAAAAGGTTCTGTGACATTAGTGGATAGTGCTGGTACTTTTAGAGATGATTCAAACGGAAATTTAATAGGTGCGCAAGGGGATGTTATAAATTTTTCTATATTCAATAATAATAATAGTACGGATAGTATTTTTACAGATATTTTAAATACATCATATACCGTAACGGTTACGAATATAAACTTTAATACCAATACTGTTGTATTACGATATTTGGGAGAAGATTATTCAGCAAATTTAGTATCTTTTAATGTAGAGAATAATGGTGAAATGATTGTTGATAATTTTGTATTTTTAGATACTGCAGCAGGTAGTGATAAAATTGGAAATATATTTTACAATCAAGGTTTAGTTGTTTTAACTAAACAGCCGGAAACAAGATTGACGGGCAGTTGGGACATTTCTTTTAAATCTACAAAAACAATTTATGAACATGAGTATTTACTTATTGTAAATCCAGATGAATTTAATTTCTCTCAAAACCCATCAGCAGTTAAAGATGTTGGATTTGAATATACAAACATAACAGGTAGTGATGGAAGATTATACAGATTTGATATTTAATTTATATTTATAGTAAAAGAAAAACTATGGCTAAAAGTATTTTAGAAATATACGACGAACAAAAAGCAGCAATTGGCGTTGATAAAATTTCATTTGACGCGGGAGTAAATGCAAAAACTCCATATACTACAAATGATTTACAAAAAGCAGATGAGCAAGTTTTAACCGCTGCAAAATTCAAAACAGGTAGAGGTGGAGAAGTTAATGAAAAAAAATACTCCGATACCGTAAAGAGATAATTTTAATGACTAAAAAAGTTACAAAAAAGAAAGCCAACTCTAAATGGGTTGCAAAGAAGCATGGATTTAAGTCAGGTCTTGAAGAAAACATTTCTCAACAAATCGAAGGTAAAGGAATTAAAGTTGAGTATGAAACAGAACAGGTTCCTTATATTGTACCTGCTAGCGAACATACTTACCACCCTGATTTTCGTTTACCTAATGGGATTAGAGTAGAAACAAAAGGTAGATTTGTTCTTGCAGATAGGAAAAAACATCTGTTGGTAAAAGAACAACATCCAGAATTAGATATCCGTTTCGTATTTACAAACTCAAAGAATAAAATCAGTAAAAAATCCAAAACCACCTATGGAATGTGGTGTGAAAAGCATGGATTTAAATATGCAGACAAAGAAATACCAGAAGAATGGTTTTTAGAACCATAAAAATTTGGTAATATCAAATATTTGTCGTATGTTTGTTAGGTGTTGAAGCAGACTGATAAAAATATCGTAGTATCCACGTTATCTAATACGTTGGGT